CAAAGCATAGTCCAAGATTTGAGAAAATCTATTAAAGACATGTTCCTTGAAAATCTTATCTTAAAGCCTTTGGCGTTTGGGATTAGAAAAAATTTCCAGACATTCGCCAATCAGAACTTGAAAGATGTTCACGTGGCGAAAGACAGGAAAAACATTGAAGGGATTTTAGAAGGTGAAAAAGAGAAAGCAAAATTTAAGCTGACTCATAAAGCACCTTACGAAATCAAATCATCATCTATTTTAACAATTAAGGATTGGAGATAATCATGCCAAATAATACGACTAACTTTGTGACTATTGGAACTAACACTAATGTAGATGAAGAAATTCTAGCACTACAGGAATTGAAAACCGACTTAAATATTAAAGAAGGTGATTTTGATTTTGAAGGAATTATTCCAATGCCTGAAGAAATTAAGAAAGGAGCAACTCTCGGTTTTGATATAGAAACAGGGGAAAAAGTAGACCATGAAGATTATGAAAACATTCGAGGAGTCTACAAACCAAAAAATCCAAGCACTAGAAAATATCTAATGATGGAATATGGTGCTGATAATTGGTATGACTTCGCTTGTCTTCATTGGGGTACTAAGTGGAATTCTTATGAGGTTGAAGTTCTTCAAGATGATGAGTCCATTCTTTACGTCTCTTTCTTATCTGCTTGGGATTCACCTAGAGGAATTGCAGAGAGAATAAAAGAATATTGTGATAAATATAATCTCTACTTAGATTGGGATGCAGAGCATGAGTTCGAGGATGGGGTAGAGAAAATAGCCTGATAGGAGTAAAGGCAAAAAAGGGAGCCGATCGGCTCCCTTTTTTTTGGGTCTCTATTGGATTGAGTTCCGATTTTTGCACTGCTCAAATTTTAACCACCCACCCCCCATAAGAAGAGGTAGCAAAAAAAATATACATATATATATAACTATCAACATCTACAATTACCCCAAAAACCATTTCACCCCCCCCTCTTCTCTTGGGACCCCTATTGCGATACTATATTTCACACAAAAAAAAACATTTTGAGGTAATTAT